ACAATCTATCGGTAGAGTCCTTCGTAAAGGAGAAGGAAAAGAGTTAGCAACTCTATATGATATTGCCGATGATATTTCAGAAAAACCTCATAAAAATTATACACTGAAACATTTAGAAGAGAGAATCAAAATTTATCAAGAAGAAAACTTTAAGTATGAAATTATAAAAATTAACATAGGATAATTATGGAAGAAGAATTCTATGCATCAATTAAATTAATGTCGGGTGAAGAAATAGTAGCCAAGGTTTCGTATGATGCAGACGAAGATGTATTGATTGTAGAGAATCCTCGTTTAGTAAATATTGTTGAGATGAAACGAGGTAAGTCAGCTGTTAAAGGATTTACTTTTGAATCCTGGATGGCAGCAACTTATGATGAAATGTTTATTATAAAAAAAGACCACATCATAACAATCACTGAACTTGATTCAAAAATTCAGAGATTCTATGAGAAGTCTTTATCTAAAGAAAA